AGAAACATAGCTTTTGATTCTTCTATAGAGAGTGATTATATTGATGAATCACAATGGGTGGTAGAACAAAGATGGTTAAGTGTTAATGAAATACTAGACGAGTTTGGAGATGAGTTAACAAAAGAAGATGTTATGGAACTTGAGAATATGAGACAAATATCTTCAGGTAGTGAATTAGCTCATTATAACACAAGTATAGAATGGTTAAACTATGACGCTTCTACTGGCGTAAGAATAAGGCTTATACAAGGAGAATGGAAATCTATAAGAGCTATAAGGTTTAAAGTTTCTGAAAATAAATATGACCCAGATAATCCTTTTAGAAAAGTTGTTAATGATTCTTATAGACCAAGAAAAGGAGAAACTATAGAAACTAAATATGTAGATGATATTTGGGAAGGAACTAAAATAGGTGGTAGAATTACAACTAGATGTAGACGAAGACCAAACCAAGTAAGGTCTGTAGATGATGCAGGCTCTACTCCACTTTCTTATGTTGGTTGTACTCACAATATGTCTGCAGGTAGAATTACAAGTTTAGTAGATGTTCTTAAACACATACAAACATTATACAATGTTGTAATGTATCATATAGAACTTACGCTATCAAGGGCTGGTGGTAAAGCTGTGGTATATGATGTTTCTCAAATGCCTTCTAATATAGGTATGGACATGCAAACAGTATTATATCACATAAAAAATGATGGTATTATACCTATAAACTCTAGAGATGAAGGTCAAGACACAGCAAGGTTTAATCAATTCCAGCAAGTAGACTTTACTTTATCAAACTCAGTTCAACAATTAGTTAATTTAAAATTAATGTTAGAACAAACAGCTGGTCAGGTATGTGGTATATCACCACAAAGAGAAGGTGCTGTTGCTCAATACGAAGCTGTGGGTAATGTACAAAGAACTGTTATGCAGTCTAACTTAGTTACAGAAAATTGGTTCTTTCAACACTCTGAAGTTAAAAAGAGAGTTATCGAAAGAGTGTGTGGTTTAATGAAAATATGTTGGGCTCAAGGCAAAAGACTTGGATATGTATTAGGAGATGGCGCTTTTAAATTATTAGATATATTACCAGATATAGCTTTAAATGACTATGGTGTGTATATTAATCAAGGTGCTAAAGACGACGCTATTAAACAAGCTGTTACACAATTATCTCAAGCTGCACTACAAAGTGGTAGTATTACCTTATTAGATGTTATTAAAGTTTTAAAAGCTGATAGTCTTTC